CAGCAGTGCACCCCTTAGGGTACTCTACCCCCCCCCGTGCAGCTAAGCTGCCAAGGTATTTAGCCTTGTCCACTGGCGAATCGGTGTCAGGTCGCCAGACCTGTCATAGTGGTCGCAATCCATAAGGAGCGACGGATCGAGGTGACTTAACGCCCATTTGTTAAGACGAATTTGTCTTTCCAAAAGAGACGTAAGGTCGCTTCGGCTATCGAAGCGTACTCCCAATCCTCGATATAGTTCCAACAAGCTATATCTTGCGTTCTTGCGAACGTTTGATAAAACGCTTGGAGGACTTCGAAGATCATGGAGTTCAGTTCGAAAGGTCCTGCTTTTAAGCAGTCCACCAGAGAGATTCGGAAACTCCGAAATTCTGTGGTTTGGCCGAAAATCCCAAGTCCAGACACCCTGACATTGAAAGTCAGGATGCGTGTTTTTGGGGTGATCCGAGAATGCACAGAGCAACACAAGCCCGTTAGGCTCGTGTATCCGTCCACCTTCGGGTAGACGGAGCACATCCCTGGAGCTATCCCTTTCGGGAAAGCCACTTTGATGTGTGCTCGGTTCTCCAACATTAAATTGTCGGTAAGAACTGAAGTGTACATAACGTATCCTTTTGTTTTGTTTGAGTAGCCAGGTGTCCAGTAAAGCGGAGCTCTTCCAGAGACCTAACTTCCAAAGTTGGTTTCTAGTTGAGCACCATGCTAATTGGACACTTGGAGACCACTTTTCGTCCCTTTCGGGTAGGCGCTGACGAGCGTAAACGGGTTTAACCGATACGCCCTTAAAATAGTCAGCCCCACAAGATTCTCTAAATGAGCCCTTTGAAAAGGACTTGTTAGAATTAATCTTTAACCCGTAAGAATTAAAATAAGGGACGAGTGTTCGTAGTATACCACAAGGTGCGATTATGTCATCACCGTAAACAAGGATTTCCTTGCTATAGGCTCTGACAGACTCGTACGTGGGAATAGTACGCCTATGTACGTGCATTGCACTTATGCATAGTGCAGCGAACACATACGCTTCAACGGGGAAGCAAGTTGCTGATCCCATTGAAGCAAATTTGTTCAATTTAAGAACAAATCCACTAGGCGTCTGCGCCTTCAGGCTACGACATTGTTCGAGGTAATCCCAATATGGGGTATACCGAAGAACACGTCTAGCTAAATCGAAACTAACACGGTCAGAGGCCTCAGAGAGGTCTATGGTTGCATTGATTCGATTTATTGAAGCGCGCCTCGCACCCTCTTGATTGTACGTCTGGTCACGAAAGTGAACAGAATGTGAGAGAATAGGGCTACGCTCTATCCTGTCAACCATATCAATCATGAGCGATTGCTGCATGTACTGCATAAAATGCGGTTCAATGGCAATCACGCGAGGAGTAGTTGCAGTCTTAGGGACAAAGACAACCCTGACGGGTGGTTCTTCGTTCTCGTCTAGCTCATGAACTGTTTGCAGGTCTTCAAATAAAGACATGTTAGGCAGAGCATGAGTATCAAGAGGAAATAAATAACTCCTCTTGGGCCAGGCGCGGATGGAATAGCGATCAATTTGATTCAGCTTTTCCGCCGTCGCACCAGGACCATGGCGACAAGTGAGAATGTCAGGATCGAAATCAATGAAGTCACGTCCGATAAATCGGCATGTGAGATCAAGGATAGGATCATTTCTGTTAACACTTGTTAAGACTCCTTCTAGCTCAGAATCTGTTGCGATGTATTGAGCCTCAGCTGCCCGCTGTCTTGCGGGAGAGCAGGGCTCTTCCATCTTCTTGTAAAACCTACACACCTGCCTAATGGCAAGTATGGAGTCAATACAAGGGGACTCCAACAGATTTCCCAAATCGTCGAAGATACGTTCCGTTAAACCTTGCATAAATGCAGGGAGTGACGATCCAGCGCGCCTTCTCTTAAAAGAGGAAAGCACGCTAGATGGAAAAACGCCATCTTCGAGTCCACGTTCCATAGCATCGCTCAATTTAGGTAGAGTGATACTAAGGAAAGAGAATCCTTCACGGGAAACTCTTCGTAAGATTGTGGACAGATCACGGGTAACTACTACACCTTCCGGAACTATCTCAGAGAGTAGAACCGATAGGAGCTCAGTCGGTCGTTTCATCTGTAATCTCCTTAAATGGGGAACACAGAACCGTCCGATGGCGGGTGGTTAGGGATAAACCTAACCACCCAGGACCAGAATAACGATTCGAACGTTACTTCTGGCCGGCCACGAGCTTAGCAATGACATCATCCGTAACGGTGGCCTTCAGTGCATGCCAAACAGCTTGCACCTGGGAAACCGGATTCGGTTGATTCGCAGGCTCATCAATAATGAGCATTGTGGAGAATGATGGACGGGAGGTAACACCTCCAATCGTCACATCACCAACCACAGTGATGCGAAATTCATGCCGCTTACGACGCGCACTTCCGTTCTGGGAAATATCGACAATAAAGTCGATACCACCATTCGTGAATTTGTACGTGTACTTCTTGGGTGTTTCATTAACCCGAGGAGCATTGTAATTGGTAGAACCGTCATTGTAAATCAGTGGATCCGAGAACATCGGAGACTCCTTAATTGCGCAGTCGGCTCGCGCCGAGTGCATAGAGGATGGACTTCTGATAGGCTGAAGTGCCTTCAGGAGTTAGACCAAACCCAAACGGGGAAGCGATCGCACGAGATTTTATTTTCGTGTTTAAGATCGACTGACAAGAGAAACTTTGTGTATCTCCGTCGCCGTTTGTAAAGTACGTCCCGCTGATTTCTGTCGTAGTAGTGACTTCTTCGTGTTTCATCACGTAGAAGCCAGTGGCAACGAGAGAGTCTTCAACGCCCGAAGATATGGCATCGAACATGTTACCGGTTTCGGTAAAATAGTCGTATAACCATGTCCAGGGGGTAAGGTTATACAGGACACTTGGGGTGAGAGTCCCCGAGCTAGAAAGCGCTCGTGAAAGAGCCTTCTTGTATTCCGGCCTACTAGTCTTCCGTTCAGGAAGCTGATAGACGAAATAACCTGTAAACCAAACCATGAACGTGCGTTTAGATACCACTTTACCTTGCATTCCTTCAAAAGCGAATGCATTAAGGTGTGGTAGGAGTGTACCTAATGGTCGCTCAATAGGGACTTCGGTACCCTCGGTGGAATTATGTAAACCACCGTGGATCCTTTGCTCCCTATTGTTGTACTTAATTAGGTCCTCTGCGCGCGATGAGGCTTTCGCTGCCGCATCGAGAAAAGAGCAGATATCTCTGTAAAGTTGGGCCCAAGCAAAGTTATAGGACAGATAATGTTCTGCAGCCTGCTTGGTCATAGCTTTACCGTCGCGAAGGATAATACGATGATTGTTAATTGTGGTAGTGTCTTTGATAAGATCTCGGACACCATCACGTACATCTTTTACGATGTTCTTAACAGCCAAAGTAAGATCAGCCCATGACGCACCAGAGTTCTTCAGTGCATTGAAACTCTTGACAGATGCCAAGATCTCATGCTTGAAGTCCTTTAGCTCGACTATGGGCTCGACGAAGGAGAAATCAGGTTGAGTTAGGAGTTTACGTGCCTTTTTCCAGGCATGTGCACCCTCTAATTCAGCCGGGTTACGATCGGGGTAAAAGGTGGGTTTCTCAAACCCACCAGTACCAATCCCAGGGACGAGCTGTCCCAGGTAGTGCCTCCCAGATGGTAACGGTATGCTCACGGAACATGGTTTGAAGTCATGGGAATCCTTGAACATCATCCACGGTCCGCCCTCAGTATACCTTCCTTTTCGATTCTTCCGGTGACCGGAAGAGAAGTTTTGGAAGGACTCAGGATTTCTCGTAATAGTATGGTAGACGCGATTAGTGTCAGGATCGTTAGGGGTATATTCTACACCTAAATAAACTGTCTGATCGCGGCTTGCCATGAGTCTACTCCAAGTTTGGTACTTCGGATTAAGGTGTTACCATTACCCTACGGGGGTCCCTCACGGGAC